GAGGTTAAGAAATGATAGATATGTCTTATGTTCTAGGTCAAATTGATACTGAAATGAAAAAAGAGATACCAATTGATAGAACAATATTAATTTATCAAAAAGATTTAGACAATGAACTTACCAGATATTCTATGACTTATTCAGTCAGACCGAATAATACTGAAGTTGCTAAAGTTCTTGTCGAAAAAGGTTTCCTGGCTGTAGGCGATTTGCCAACCGAGTATGTATTAACTTTACAAGGTTGTGCTGAGCGAACTAAAGCAGAGAAACGACTTGAGTCTAATGGTCGTTAAACTTATTAGATATAACTATAAACAAAGAGGTAAAAACAAATGGCAAATAATGAAGTCGCCAAAAAAGAGAATGGTGCGAAAGTACCAATCTCGATGGCAGATGTTGAGAAATATGCTGGTGCTGGGTTTGAAGAAGCAACTAGCGATTCTTATGCAATTCCGTTCCTACAAATATTGCAGAAAATGTCTGACCAAACAGATCCAGAGAATGCTTCCTATATAAATGGAGCAAAAGCTGGAATGTTTGCAAACCTAACCACAGGACAACTTTTTGATGGTAAAAAAGGAATTAATGTAATTCCTTGTCACTACTCTAGAAAGTTCGTTGAGTGGGTTCCAAGAGAGAAAGGTGGAGGATTAAGAGGTGTACATTCACCAGAGAGTGAAATTGTACAGAATGCTAATCCATCACCAAAGAATCCTTTGGAATTATTAACAACCGAGGGAAATATACTTTCTGACACAAGGTATCATTTCGTTCTAAATATAGTCAATGGACAACCAGAGCCTGTTATATTGACTATGAAATCTTCTCAGATAAAAAAATCTAGAGCATGGATGACTAGGATGCAAAATCTATCAATTCAAAGAAAAGATGGAAGTAGATTTAAAGCACCTATGTTTTCTCATGTTTGGACTCTTACCACTAGGCAAGAGACAAACGATAGAGGTTCATGGTTTGGGTTTCATATCGAAGGAGAGCCTGTAATGATAACAAATGATAATTTGTTTAAATCAGCACAGGATTTTAGAGGTATGGCTAAAGCTGGTGATGCAAAAATATCTGGTGATCCTAATGTTAAACCAGGAAACACTGCGAATAGCCAATTTTAACAATCAAGGTGAAAGGAGCACCAAATAGTTAAATGTTGTATGGTCGCAGGCGAGAAATTGAATCTTATCGCCTGCGATTTAATTATGAGATATAAATATACCATAACAAAAGAAGGTGGAGAAAAAGAAGAAATGGAAGCTATGAGTTGGAAAAAATTATTTAAAAGTTTATTATTAAAGTATTCGAATTTTAGTGGTTGGGTTAGTTATATTAACAAACATGGACATTTACAAAATAGGAATTTTAAGAATGGTAAAGAAATAAAAGAATGATTGATAGAATATTAAAAGAACGAATAACATTTTGTATTCCGACTATGAATAGAACGAAACTATTAACAAGATGTATTAAAAGTTATATTAAACATTGTAAATTAAAAACAGATTTTGTTATTCCTAATAATAATGATAGTCAAATAGCAGTCACTGATGAAATAAAACAAATAATTAAAGACTCTGGTAATACTTATATTGATAGATACAATCCAATTAAATCACTCGGTTCACAAAGAAAATTAGCATTTGATATAGCCCAAGAGGTTGGAAATGAATATATTTTTCAAGCTGATGATGACTGTGTGGTTGGTCCAATGGCAATAGAAAAAATGTTAGCACCATTGTTTAATGATACTAGATTTTGGACAATTGCAGTTTTAGGTGGTTATAAAGCATTCATGAGAGATTTTAAACCAAATGAAGTTAGATTTCATGCAGCAATAGGAGTTCTCTGGGTGACAAAATTATCTATTATTAAAAAGATAGGAAGTATAGATCCTAATTTATCTATTAAAGAAGATTCTGAATGGGCAGCAAATGTATGGCACAATGGAGGATGGACTGCTATTGTTGATGCTAATGTTAAGCATGCTAGAAATCAACCTTTAGAATCTGGAACTAGAACAATACCAGAGAATTATAGTGAAAAATGGATTGAATGTTGTCAAATAATTGAAGATAGATATCCTAATATATTTAAAAATAAAAAAGGAAAATTATATAGACAATTCAAATATCCTAAATTGAAATTTAATTTGGATAGAAACTTAAATTTAAAATATAAAGTTAATCATGACGAATAATATACAAAAAAGATTTTTAGATATTTTTTCTGGTTTAGAACGAGCACATGGATCTTATCAATTATCTGGAGTTATAACTGAGAAAGGTAAAAAGCAAGGTAATGCTTTGACCAAGCAAGAACCAGCCACAGAAGAACTTTGGCTTAAACATTTAAAGGGTGAATATGGTTTAGGAATATTTCCTTTAAGAGATGATGGTATGTGTAAGTGGGGAGCCATTGATGTAGATATTTATAATTTAGATTTTCAAAAATTAGAAAAAGATTTAAATAAATTAAAACTTCCTTTAATTATTTGTAAAACAAAAAGTGGGGGTGCTCATTTATATTTATTTTTAAAAGAATTTACTGATGCCAAAATAGTAAGAAATAAATTAATGGAGATTGCTGTTGCTTTAGGTTATAGTGGTGTAGAAATATTTCCTAAACAAGTTAGACTAGCAAGTAAGAAAGATTTTGGTAATTGGTTGAATATGCCATACTTTAATATAGATAAACCAACTAGACATGCTATTAAAAATCAAAAACCTTTATCAGCAGAAAAATTCTTAGAGTTAGTTGAAACTCATTTGATTACCAAAGACCAATTAGAAAAAATTATTTTAGAAAAAGATCCTTCTTTGCAAGGTGGTCCACCTTGTTTACAAAGTTTAGCAAAGATGGGTTTCCCTGAAGGAAGTAGAAATCAAGGTTTATTTAATTTAGGAATTTACATTAGAAAAAGATATGGTGAAGATGACTTGGCTCATCATTTAGATGAAATGAATAATAAATTTATGCACCCACCACTTGGTCATAAAGAAGTTGCAGGAGTAGTTAAGGCAGTTATGAAGAAAAATTATAACTTTCGTTGTAATGACCAACCCATAGTTGATTTTTGTAATCGTCAAATTTGTTTAGGTAGAAAGTTTGGAGTTGGGGGTGGTAGTGATGATGTAGGTGTAGAAATAGTTGGCGTTATAAAAGTAAAAACAGATCCACCAACTTGGATTGTAGATATAAATGGTGCTCGTGTAGAGATGGATACTGAAACATTATTACTTCAAAGGAAATTTCAAAAAGTAGTTTTAGAAGAATTAACTATTATGACTAATCTGATTAAGCAAAATAAATGGTCAGCTTTAATGAAAGAGAAATGTGAGAATGCTGAAGAGCAAGAAGCACCTGCTGATGCTGGTAGTAAAGGTCAATTAATAAATTATTTAGAAGATTTTTGTACTGGGTTTGCTCAAGCACAAAGTCGAGATGAAATGATTTTAGGAAAACCATGGGTTGATGAAAAAGAAAAAAGAGTTTATTTTAGGTCTGGAGATTTTCAAAAATTTTTACAACAACAAAGATTTCAAGGTTTTGATGGAAGAAAACTTTGGAATGCTTTACGAACTGTTGGAGCACAGCATCATCAGTTTTTTGAAAAAGGAAAAAATATTCAGTGCTGGTCGGTTCCAGTCTTTTCAGAACAGAACGAGGATTTCAATGTACCTAAAGTTAAGGACTACCCAGATAAATTTTAATATATACTTTTGTGACAAAATAATATATACTATTTTTAGAACCAAGGAGAATAAAATGCATAAGAGTATCAAATTAAAAAAATCTTACAATTCTGGTAGTGAAGCATATATTGATTTAGTTTTGAAATCATTGACACAAATGTCTTTAGACACAGTCAATGCAGAAAATTCATGGATTGTAAATCACAGTATAGATAAAAAACGAGATTCAATTTTAAGAAGATTGAAAAAGAGAACTGGATTTATCTTTTCTAAACATGGTTATGTTTCTTCTGCTGGAAATATGAGTGTTCATCGACAAGAAATAAGATATAAGTATAAGGCATATCGTTTTAATGGTGCCAAACTTAAACCAAAACATTTCAGATGGGGTATTAGTTTCAAAACTGATTTAGATGGTTGGAATGATAAGGAGTGGTTTAATAAAGAAACTGGTATTATGGATTGGAAGATGAAACACAAATGTTTTAGCAATGAATATCGTTCTATTATTAGATACAAAGATATAGGTTGTTATAAAAGTGATGACCAAAGATATCATATTCTTGGAACAGTGGCTCATGAGTTTGCTCATATAGTTTGTCATTGGATAAAATGGGTGGGTTATATTAATAGATATCCAAGACTTCAAAAACTTGATGAGACTAAATTAAAACATATATATGAAGGTCACCAAGCAGGTTGGCAAGAAGTGTATAGAAAATTTAGAAATAAATATGTTAATCCATATGTTGAAGATTTAGGAGTTATTTCAGAAAGTTATATGAACAAAAAAGAAAAAGCAGAGTTATTAAAAGATGCAGCAGAACATGTTTGAAGTAAATCCAACAATTATATTAGGTGGTCCTGGAACTGGTAAGACTACTAAATTGATATCAATAGTAGAAAAAGAAATTAAGGATGGTGTTATACCAGAACGAATTGCTTATGTTAGTTTTACAAGACAAGCAGCATATGGTGCAAGAAAAAGAATAGACTTAACTGAAAAACAAACTCCTTGGTTTCGTACTCTACACTCTATGGCATTTAGAAGATTAGGTATGAGTAGAACTGAAGTTATGGATAATACTCATTATATGAAGGTTTGTGAAATGTTGGGTATGACTTATACTGGCTTTGTTGATTTAGACTCCCCTGCACATGGTCCAGAGGGGAATAAATGTTTGGGTATTGTAGAATATAGTAGAAATACTTTATTAACCTTAAAAGAAGCATGGAAGAAACATGGTGGTGCAATTGATTGGTTCAAATTAAAAAGATTTTATGATACTTTATTAACTTATAAAAAAGATATGCAATTAATTGATTATTCAGATATGTTAGAGCGATTTGTTAATTCAGAAGCAACCTTGGATATTGATGTAGCAATCATTGATGAAGCCCAAGACCTAACACCATTGCAATGGAAGGTGGCTAGTACTGCCTTTAAAACAGCCAAGCGAGTGTATGTAGGTGGGGATGATGACCAAGCTATATATAAATGGTCAGGTGCAGATGTGGATACCTTTATTAATTTGAAAGGCAAGGTTGAAGTATTAGAGAAGTCATTTAGACAGCCAAAGGAAGTTTTCAAACAAAGTAGTTTAATTTTGAATAGAATTAAGGTAAGAAGGAATAAAATCTACCAACCATCTGATAGAGAAGGTCAAATTTTTTGGCATAATCGAGTTGAAGGAATTGATTTGTCAAAAGGGTCTTGGCTATTGATTGCTAGAAATTATTATTTATTAAGGCATTATGAAATGTTAGTTCGAGAACAAGGTTATTTATATTCTACTAAAGGAAAATTAAGTTTTGATAAAACTTTAATTAGAGCCATACAGTCTTATGAGAAATTAAGAAAGGGTAAAAGTATTGTTGGTTCAGAAATGAATTTAGTTTTAAGAAAATTAAAAATAAAAATGAAAGTTGATGCGAGTAAAAATTATAATGCTAAACTGTTAGGACTTGATATTTCTAAAATATGGCATGATGCTTTCAAAGGTGTAAATTTAAAGGATAGAGAATACTTGGTGGCTTGTTTACGAAGAGGTGAAGATCCAAGAATAGAACCACGAATTAGAATAGATACAATTCATGCTAGTAAAGGTGCAGAAGCAGATAATGTTATTGTAATGTCAGATGTTTCTAGACAATCTTTTATTGGTATGCAACTAACACCTGATGACGAACACAGAGTGTTTTATGTTGCTTTGACTAGAGCCATTAAGAATTTACATTTAGTTCAACCCCAAACATCAATGAGTTATAGATTATAATGCCAAGACCAGTAAAAAAATTTATTGTAAGAATCCGAATGTGGTATGCTTCAATAATGGGTCACAAAGGAATGCGATGGAATTATGAACCATCAGAGCACTACTTTGGACGAAAGAAAAAATAAATGAATAAATTTAAGAAATTAACATTAGTTGTTTTCTTTGTTTTGTTTAGTTTCATATTATCCTTTGTAATAGGAACTTTTGTTCCTAATTTTCACACAAAAGGAAATATTATTAAAGAAACTGAATTGTTAATTAAAAAAGAATTATTTGCTTTAGACTTTTTTGAACCAGAATTTAATTATGATGATTCAGAAAGTTTCATCAAAGCAGTAGATAAATGTGTCAATTATTTAAACTTTAAAGTATCACTACCCAAACGAATTCCATCAGAACTTATTATTGCTCAATCTAGTTTAGAAAGTAATTATGGGAAATCTAGATTTTCAGTTGAAGCAAATAACATACTGGGTATTCGAACTTTCAATAAAGAAGATAAGCAAATTAAATCAAAAAAGAATCCTGATTCTGAATGGGGTATTAAGGTCTTTGATACAAAGTGTGACTGTATTAGATACTATATTCATTTATTAAATAATCATAAAGCATATTCTGAATTTAGAGAGTTAAGAATAAAGCAAAGTAATGAAGGTGTTATTGATGCTATTGAACTTGCCAAGACTCTTACTAATTATGCTACTGATGAAAATTATATTGAAAAATTAATTGATAAAATCAAGGAAATTAAAGAACTAAATAGAGCTGATTCACTCGGAATTAGAGGGTAGGGGTTATACCACACCTAGTGTTAAAAACATGTATATGGCTGGCTATGGCTGTTTAAAAGTGTGTATTATTTGGGTTTTCCTTGTCCAATGTACTTTTTGAAACTTCTTCGTTTGTTTTTGTTCATAGTAGAAGTAATAGGTCTTCGACCTAAACTTGTGCCTTTACGAGTCTTACGATACTCGACTTTAGCACCCCACTTTTGTGCCTTACCCATTTTAGTTAGTCAATGGATTATCTGCTGATGCTTTGATTTCTTCTATTTGTATCTTAAGTAATTCAATTTCTTTTTTCAGAACTTCTAAATTAGTAGAATTCTTATTTGAATTTGAAGTCACTTTATCAATGTTTTCTGTATTAGCACTTACTGAAGAAATAGAAGCCACATCTACTTTTTTAGATGCTTCTTCTAAATGATTTATTTTAGTTTGTAGTTCACCATACTTAACAAAACCACCACCGATTGCAACAATTGCTGCAATTAGTGCTGCAACAGATGCTAAATTGTTTTTCAATTTATCCATTTTAACTGCTCCAAGTCTAATATTACTTTTTGTTTTCGCCATTTTATTTCATTCATTTTCTCATTATGTTTCTTAATTGGGTCGTTCTGAATATAATTACTTAATCTAATATTAGTATATATATCTTTATTATAGATATTTAAACTTAATTGTTCAAAAAAATCAGTGTTTATTTCATCTTCGTATAATTGTCGGTCTTCATAAAAAGCTATATTTTCATAGGAGTTTAAAGTTGGCTGACTGTTAAACAGATTTAATTTAACTACCTTAACATCAACTTTATCTATCTTAACTTTGTCTACACTAACTGAAGTATTTGTTCCAGTTTTAACTTCTTTCTTTTGTACAATTTTTTGCTTGGTTTTATCCTTTGTTGAAACCTCTGCTGTTTTAGTTTCTTCGCTATTGGGTTCTTCTTCCGCAACCTCTTTTTCTTCTTCATTTGTTGTTTCCTCTTCTTTAGCTGTTTCAATTTTCTCTTCTTTTACTTCTTCTTCCTTTGCTTCTTTTTCCTCTTCATGTATCGTCTCTTCTTTAGCAACCATTGGTAATGCTTCTGATTCATTTGTTTCCTCTATAATTTCAGTTGGCTCTTCAACTACTTCAAATGCTTCTTCTTTAACTTCTTCTTCAAAGAACTCTGTTTTTTCTTCTTTAGCAATTAATATTTCTTCTTTAGTTTCTTCAACAATCTCAATTGGCTCTTCTTGAATTTCAAATTTTTCTTCAAAAGTTTCTTCTTCAATAAAAGTCATACTTACTTCTTCAAATACTTTTTCTAATATTTCAAATTTCTCTTCTACTGCTATTTCAGCAGTTATTACTTCAGAAACTTTTTCAAATAACTCTTCTGTTTTAAATATTTCTTCTATTTCAGCAATAGTAATATTTTCTGTTTCTTCTAATGCTTCTGCTTCTTCTGTTGATAATTCAAAAACAGAATCATCATAATTCATTGTTACAGAAATATTATCTACATTTGGTCCACCTAAAGTAGCAGGAGCATTAGCATCTTCACCTTTAATAAAGATATTTCCTATATTAGAACCACTACCATTATGAGTTATTGTATTTGTAAAATTAGCACCATTAATACCAGTCACATCAGTACGAACTTGAGTCACAGTTGCTAAAGTTGCACCATCACTATCTTTTATTTTTAAAGTAATAGTAAATGAATCAGCAGCACCAGAGCCACCCCAACAACCACTTACATTACACTCTCCATTTTGTACTTCAACTATGCTATTAAGTGTCACCCCATTGTCTAACATGGGTTGGGTAATATCATTTGAAGTTAAATTAAAATCTTGAGTAATACTTCCTGAATTGCCAAACTCTAAATCTTTAGTTGATGTAACATTATTTAATTCACAACAATCATTTAATACTTGAACATTACCACTGGTTGTCCAACCATTAGCATTACCTGTTTCGAAATTTCCATTAGTTAATAAATTACCAGTAGTTTTTTCTTCAGCAAAAATACTACTTGTTAGACTTATTAGAACTAATATCAGTAATAGTAATCTTGCCATCTTTTCTATCTACTTCTTTTTTAACTTTTTGTCGTTCAGTGTATAATTTATAATCAGGTCTTAAAGTTTCATATTTCTTCCATAGATCTTTTGCTTCTTTACCTATTTTGCCTTCAAATGGACAAGGTGTTCCTGCCATTTCCATAGCTTGAAAAACTCTTTCATCTTGACATAAGACTGCGACACTAGCAACTTTCATACCAAAGTCTTGTAATACTTTAGCCAATTTAATTCGTTCACAGTTTAAATCTCTAAAGTGTTTACCAACTGATGTGCTAAAGATACCTGTAGAGAGTGCTCCACTTACACCCATACTACAAACATCTTGAGATAAAGATGAGAAACTAGGAGCATTTGCTGTTGGTGGGGGTGTTTTATTTTTATTGTTAGTTGTGCTATTTGTTGTACTGGTAGTTGTACTTGTACTTTCTGAACCAGATTCATAAGTGGTAGTGCTGGTTGATTCATAACCACCTGTTATGTTTGTGTTAGATCCTGAAGTATTTGTTTGAGTATTTGTGTCATCAGCTAGACCTACAGAATTTGATAACCACGCCAGTCCGAACCATAAAGTTAGTGCTAATGCTATTAAAAAAGCTATTCGCTTCATTTGTAAAATTCCTATATTGCTGTTTCATTTACATTCTTCTTTTCTTCAGGTTTTATGAGATTTTCTTCAAATGCTTCTACTGGTAAGCAATATGCTTGAATCCAGTAAGGTCTATTCTTTTTTCTTTCAGACTCTTCCATCCACTTTTGTAAACCAGTGGCAACTTGTTGACATTGTTCTAGAGTATGATATGCATTGAATGGTTTATATTGAATCCTATCAACATCAGGACTTGTTACAATCATTATTAGGAAATACAGTGTCACTAATTTCATTCATACTTACCATATATTATTTCCTTTTCATTATATCAGCACCTTTAATTCCATATATACTTGCCACTACCGAGACAAAAAGAATTTGATACCACATAGGCATCGAACCAAATAAATCAAAGAATCTATTTACTTTATCTTGTATATCTGGGTCATCAGAAAAAACAGACCAAATTAAAAGCATTACTGGAGCTGAAACGAGAATCAAAACAAATTCATCTTTCCAACCTGATTGCTGATTTTTTATAACTGTCTCTTTGTATTCTAATTCCCCATTTGCTATTTTCTCCATATGTCTCATTTGAGCCACAGATTCTAATCTTTTAGTTTCTCGTCTATTATTCATTATAGACATACCAACCTTTATTCCTGTTGGTATTAATTTCGTTAATAGTCCAAAAGGTATCATAATCTACAACTCCTTACAATAGCAGAAAGTTCTTCTGCTCTTCTTGGTGTTTGTTTAGCCCAACGACTATCTAGCATTTCTTTAGATGCTTTATTATAATCTTGATGTCTTAATGCTTCCCACATCTTTTTAAATTTACCTACACCACCTACACCTAATTGGAAAACCATCTCTACAATAACATTTTTAGTTTCCTGGTGTAAATTTAAACCATCCATTAGAGAATTAGCATGTGCCAAAGCATTATTAAAATCATCTTTGAATACATATTCTAATTCTTCTTTTGAGTATTCTTTACCATCTTCAAATTTGTCATACTTGGTTATTAAATGACCAAAACCAATAGTGGCTTTACCTAAACTATCTTTATATATTTTATTAACAAATCCTTCATGTTTTTTAATTCTATTCATTAATTCTGTATGGTCTTGCATAATCACTCCTTTTTTATATTATATTTTATAAACTAAAATTTCTCCATTCTAAAGGGTTATATTTTGAGTCACATAACTACTTGAACTTGCAGTTGAATTTATGGCTTTTATTCTAAAATTATAGGTTTGACCTGTGGTTAAACCTTTAATAGTGAATCTTCTATTGTGTCCAGACATAACTTGTTCAGTATAACTACCAGCACTAGACAACTTATATTCTAATTGGAATTGACTCATAGTACCATCTTGCAACCAAACTGCTTCTACTTCACCACCTGTTTTATCAGTTAAAGTTAAATTTGTTGGAGCTGTCACACTTGTTGCATCAGCAAAAGTAGTATTAATATTGGGGTCGGTAGAAATTTCTTTAGAGGCAGCAATATCAGATAAAACTGAATTTGTATATACATTTGGGTCTGTTTCTCTTAAAAGCATATTACAAACTAAAGCTGGTGCTCCTTCTAAATTTGCACTATTCAAAGACCATTCTTGAACTTCAAATATTTTATTACTAAAACCTAAATTATCCAAAGTCACTTTAACATAATCACCACATTGTATTTGTAATCCTCTTTTTAATTTAACTGAACAAGTCAAAGCAATTTGTTGTCTAGTTTTTAATAATTCAATCAAGCATAGTTCTCTAGCTTTAACTTCACTTGTAGTAAAAGTAAATTCAACATCTGCAGATATTTCTTCACCATCATCATCACTTTTATATTGAGTTGATGCTATGGGTTCAAATTCATCAGCAATATAATTATCAGATTGGTCGTAAAAAGTTCCAGCAATACGATTGAAAATATCTTTTCTTCCTAACTTGGTTTGTATCTGTACTGGTTCAACAAAATCTTCACTAGTCAAGGTTATAGTTGGAGTTGTATAGTATCCTACATAAAGACTAAATTTTCCATTTTGATAAGTTAATTTTCCTGAACAAGAAGAAAGAAGTTGGTCTATAATTTGTTTTGGAGATTGAGATAAGTCAAACACTCCATGGCATTCATATCGGTTATTACTATTGATAGTATCTTCACAACGAGTTGCAGAATAGGCAAAACCTCCAGGATCGGTAGCACTATCATTAATTTCATCAGCAGAAACTTTCAAACCATATCTTGTATTCGTTAAAAAATCACGAATACAAAGTGCTGGGTTGTCTGACCAAGCTGTTGAACTGTCTCTTGGGTCATAAACTTTAGCACCTTTAACTTCAGCACTCATTGCTGGCATACCATTACGAAATATCTCTTCATGATATTTCATACGACCATACATATAAGCATGATTTCTTAATCGGTGGCTTGATGTCCATTCAGTAATATCACTAACACCATCTGCATCTGCTAATTGACTTGTTGTTCCTGTATGAAATTTCCAACGAATTTTACTATCACTATCAAAAAAATCTCCAGATGTCACTTCATATCTTGGAATAGAATTTGAATCATTACCTGAACTGGTAAAAGGAGAAGATCCAACTGTTAAGACTTTA